TTTAATACCTAGTAAAGGTGTCCATGTACAAAAATTTCCATTACTTGCCATATCTATTTAACTCCCAAATGTTGGACTATCAAGAACTTGATGGTCTGTACCCATATTATTTGCTGTAAAATCATTATTGTTTCCTGAACTATCATTACCAAGGTCACTTGCATTTTCAAATTTTAAATAGTAATCATTACTACCAAATGTTACATTAGGCTCTATTGGTATCCACACACCATTTTTAAATTCACCAAAATCTGTATTATCTAAATCTTGATTATATACTCCTACTACTTCTGCCATGTATCCATCAAAAAATCTTGTATCACCTGTACCACTCATATTTCCTATAGTTGAAGTAGTATGCCAAGGTATAAAAAAACTACCACTACCAGATACAGTTACACTTCTTTCTACTCCATTTACATAAGCAGCAGCAGTATTAACTGATTTTTGATTATAGACTAAATTTGTCCAACCTCCTGCATCACGATAAAGTCCATCTACTGTATTAGTGTATTTACTATCATTAATAAGAGCATCAGCATCACTAAAATAAAGTTGTGCGTTACCATCTGTTCTTCCTATTAAAGTAGAAAAAGCATAACCTGTTTGTGCTCTTTTAAACCATAAAGATACTGTCCATTTAGCAGCAGTTAAAGTTCCAAAATCTTGTGTTAAATAACTTTGAGAAGCTCTATCAAATCTAGCTGACTGTGCAATCTGATGAGAATAAAAACCACCACCACCTGCACTTGCTGCTGCTGCAGCTCCTGCTAATAAATTATTTTGAAATATTCCCATTATGCGTATGCCTGTGAAATTACCATCTGTATATCTCCACCTACTCCATCACTAGATGCTGATACTATAATATAATCTAATCTATCTACTGCTCCATCACCTGTTGATAAGGTTGGGTCTGTGCCACCAATAAATTTAAAATCTGCGTTATATGCCATTGTACCACTTCCTCCACTCTGTGTCAAGAAAATACTTCCTGTTTGTCCAGACCTACATCCTACAGGTTTAGCTAATGTGTGTGCTGCTGTAACTGTTGTTCTAAAGTTTTGTGCGTTACCAAAGTTTAAGGATACTGAGGTTACACCATTAATAGCTGTAGCACAAACAACTGCTGCTGCACTCTTTGTTAATTGTAATTGTCCTTCTAATGAAGTATTACCTGATACTCTTACTGTGCCTAAGAAACCTGAAGCTCCTGTAATAGTTGTTGCACCTGTAACTTTAAGTGTACCTACTAATTGTGAGTTACCTGATATACATACATCACCATCAAACTCTGCTTTACCTCCAACAACTACTGCACCTTCTAAACTTGTTGCACCACTAACTCTTACTGTTCCTAAGAAACCTGAGTTACCAGTTATTGTAGCTGTGCCTGTTATATGAGCTGTACCTTCTAATGAAGTTGCTCCTGATACTCTTACTGTACCTAAGAACCCTGAGTTACCTGTTATAGTTGTAGTACCTGTAATCTTAGCTGTACCTCCTATTGATGTATTACCTGCAATATCTAATGTACTTCCTAATGATGTAGCACCACTAACTCTTACTGTTCCTAAAAAACCTGAATTACCTGTTATAGTAGCTGTACCTGTTATATGTGCTGTGCCTTCTAAACTTGTAGCACCACTAACTCGTACTGTACCTAAGAACCCTGAGTTACCTGTTATAGTTGTAGCACCTGTAACTTTAAGTGTTCCTACTAATTGTGAGTTTCCACTTACACATACATCTCCATCAAACTCTGCTTTTCCTGCAACTACAAGTGTACTACCTATAGATACTGTACTTTTTAAATGAGTAGCTCCTGAAACACTAAGTGTTCCTCCAACAATAGCATTAGATACTGATATATTTCCTGATATAGCTCCTGAAGGTACATTAGTTAAATTAGCTCCATCACCATGAAAAGCTGAAGCACATACTCTTGCATTAGTTGCTTGTACATTAGCTCCTGTTATTGTTACTGTTCCTCCTAAAGAAGTGTTACCTACTACATCTAATGTACCACCTACTCCTAGATTTGCTGTCATTGTAGTATTACCTACAATAGTTGCTGTACCACCTACAAATAAATTACCACCTACTGTAGCATTACTAACTGAAATGTTTCCACCTATAGACATAGTAACACCAGTTAAGTTTGAACCATCACCATAAAAAGCTGAAGCACATACTTTAGCATTTGCAGCTTGTACGTTAGCTCCACCTATTGTTACTGTTCCACCTATAGAAGTATTACCTGTTACTGTAAGAGTAGATGCTAAATTAACAGCTCCTCCAACACTTAATGCACCACCTATAGAAGTTGCACCTGATACTCTAACAGTACCTAAGAAACCTGTTGCACCACTTACTGTAGTTGTACCTAATATATTTAGATTACCACCTATAGAAACTCCTGCTGCTACACTTAATGAACTTTGTAAGTGCGTAGCTCCTACTACTGTAGTAGTTCCACCAACATAAAGATTACTACCTATTGTTGCATTACTTACAGATATATTACCACCAATAGACATTGTAATACCTGTAAGATTAGAACCATCACCATAAAATGCAGATGCACTAACTTTATTTGCTACTGCTAAACCACCTGCTATAGAAGCGTCACCTAATACTCCAAAGGTTTGTCCTACAAATAAAGTACCATCTACTTGAGCAGCACTTGTAGCTAATTTTAAAGCTGTATTAGTTCCATCTCCTGTTTGTACGTTTGTTAATGTACCTGATATACCTTCATTACCAGAACTACTAACTTGTATTAATTTTTTATATGTTGCATTAATTAAACTGTTTGTTAAATCACTCATACTTTACCCCACGTTCTAGTATTTAATTCTGGAACATCATTCCATATAATATTAGCTGATTCCCATGTTATGTTTCTACCATATACATCAGGTCTAGCATTAGGAACTATTGTATCGTCTCTTACATTAGCAGACCTATTTTGTGGATGATTTTTTAAATCATAATTACCTTCAAAGTCTGTAGGACATACCAACATGTCATAGCTATTTAATCGCATAACTTTTTTATCATATACAAAACTACATATATCACACATAGCTTTAGCTTTTTTAGCTGTCTTAGACATTAAACATATCCTAATTTAGGTTTAAAATAAATACTTGCTCTTTCTTTATCTTCTTCCATTGCTCTTTTAAATGTTTCTTCATAGTTTACTTTTAACATAGCTATTCTTGCATCAGGTACACCAGGTCTTTTTTGTGCTAATTCATGTGCAAGTCCATATGTTAAACAAGGTAAAAATCTTTTTGGTATATCTGCATTTTGTTCTGCAGATTTATTTATATCTTGTAACTGTCTTATTCCTTCTATTGTTAATATTTCTTTACTTGAATTAGGTACAGGATATAAAAATACTGTTGGCTTATCTACATTTCTTTTAATAGCATACTGTGTTGGTCTACCTGTTTGTGACTTATTAGGTAATATATTATACTCTTCAAAAGATATTCTTGTTAATTTTGTTTCTGTTGCTGCTATACTAGCTTTAACTGTTATTACTAAAGCATCATTAACTGAATCATCTAAATCATAAGAGGTAACACTTGTTGCTACTGTAACTGCTGTAGTAAATGTTGACCATAATAATACACCTCTATTTTGCCAATCATTTAATAATAAATTAATAGACCTACGTGCTGATTGAGGAGTATGACCAAGTGTTTGTTCTCCACCTATCATCTCAGTAGCTTCTTGAATTACTTCATCTATATCTAGATTAAAATTATATGTTCCTGACCTAGCCATATTTTTTATGCTTTTCCTTTAATTGTTTTTTAGCTGCTTTTGCTAATCTTGCTTGTTCATTTTTATTTTGTACTTTAGCTCTTTGTTCTAATACAGTTAGTATTTGTATTTTTCTAGCATAAGGTTTATTAATTTTTTTAACTTTAGCTATTGTCTTCTTTGCATCTTCTACAGTTGCATATTTAATTCTAACTGTATCTTTAGGATTCTCATCTGTATAAAGTCTACGACTAGAACCTTTAGGCTTTTTACCTGTTCCTTTTCTAGGCTCTTTTTTTAACATTCTTTTTTTTTGTAATCATTTTACCAATAGTAGTTGCTTGTTTTTTATGCATTTTAGATGCACCAAGTAATTGTTTTTTTATTTTTTTTAATTTACGTACCATAATTATTTCTCTTTTTTCTTTTTGTAAAATATATAATGTTTGATTATACATAACACACCTCCTAATTAAAGTTAGTGCGTTTCTTCAGTTACCTTACTTCCAACTCTTACAAGTCAAACGAATTATTTTTTCTTAAATGTTTTTACCATTGTAGGTTTACCACCTACACCTTGTTTCTTTGCTCTCTTTCTTTTTACTGCTGATTGTTTTTGTGATGCTGACATTTTATTTGCTTTTGCTAGTGGTACACATTTAGGATATTTACGTTTACTTTTAGTAGTAGACTTTCTACCACAAGGTTGAAACTTACCATTCTTTTTTGGTGCTCCTATATCAACCCATTTTTCTTGTACCCATTTACGTAGACCACCACCAGTAGCAGCTTTATAAACTTTTTTCTTTTTTTTCTTTTTACCTCCTGGCGTTACTTTACCAGAACATACTGCTGATGCATACATATTGGCATATGCAGAAGGATATACATCAAACTTTCGTTTAGCTGCTGCTTTACCTTTTGCACATAACTTTGCCATTACTTTACTTTACCACCACTTTTTCTTTTTAATGCTCCACCTTTAGACATGTATTTAGTTTTCATGCCTACCATTTTACCTGCTTTTCTTCCTATTAACTTTCCTTTTGCTGCGTACTTTGTTTTCATTTGTCCTACCATTTTTAGTCTCCTTGTATAAATTATTAAAAGTTATTTCTGGGTCTGTATAACTATCGTGTATTTCTGCTGCATGAGTATGTTGACTTGGTCTAAAGTCTGGTGCACCTTCACCTGTTACCCATAAAGCAGGACTTGTTGCTCTAACTCTATTATTAGGTAATGCTATTATATTACCTGTCCATTTACCTGCATCAATTAATTGTATTACATGGTTTTGTTTAT